ATCGTGTGTTTTTGATGTATCGTTTTATATCCGTGCAAAATTAGTGAAAAAAGGGCAAAGTAGCAACTCTTTCCGCAATCGGCTGCAACCGCGGCGCGGCTATAATCGGCATTTCGAAAATTCCACTTTGAAATAATCGGATTTCAACCTCCGATCTTGAAATATCGACAAAAAAAGCAAAATTTAAGGGACGTTTAAAACATGCTTAAACGTCCCTTAAATTTGGATTACCCCCTATCTCTATTTATAATTGTAGTAACTTGGGGTATATTTATCCAAAAATAATAGCAGCCAAGATTGCCAGCCACACCATACCTCCTCCTGCGAGCGTCCATAGAATGTCCTGCATGTCGGCTTTCGGGTCGATCTTGCGCTCCTTGACAACGGCGGCCGTCATTACGGCGATCATCGACACAATCAAAGGCAGCCACCGCCACCAGGCGCCCAACGGCACGGCCACGATCAACGCCGCGGAGGCGATGACCGCCCCGACTGCGAAGTGTTGGTATTTGTCTTTAGCGATGGCGTTGAGCCATCCGATGAGTTTATTGATAAGTCTTTTCATATATTTGTGGTATTTCGAGAGTTCGACCGACAGGTTACTTATCCGGGAATCGCTCCCTAATCTCGGCCTTCTTTGCCAGGTATAGGGCCTTCTGCTCGTCGGCTTCGAGTATCTTGCCCTCGGCCAGATAGCCCTCGTAGGCCATCAGATATTGATCCGCTTCGGCCCGGTAGGCCATTTCCCGCAACTGTTCGGGATCGGGCTGCGGCTCCGGTACAGACGTGTATTCTTCCCAGCCGACCCGGATGCGGTCGCCGTTGTCGGTGTAGACCTCGCGGAGATCGTTGCCCGGGGTCGTGATCTCCGGGCGCTCCGTATATTCCACGGGTTTGTACCCCATCGGGCCGAGGATCTCCAGCCCGGGGTTCATGATGACCATCCCGCCCTGCCGCACCTCGCCGGGGGCCGGGATCAAATATCCGTTTTCAAGTTTGGCGTATTGCATAGCGATTGCTGTTTGTTATTCGTTGTAGAGGATCTCCGGCGCACCGTTGGCCGCCATGTCGTAGCCTCCGATCGACTGAAACAGCGGCTCCATACACTCGTCCGACAGCGGCAACTGCTTCGCGCTGTCGAGCCAGGAGGTCGGAACAGTAACTGATTCTATTGACAAAACTTCAATTGTCATAGCGCCGGATCCATATATCATGGCATAATTGGACGCTGGGTCATCGGGGGAAAGTTTTGACACCGAGAAGAATTCATATTCTCCATTTGCAGACGGTATTGTATGATATACGTTCCCAAGAACGCATGTTGTAACACCTGACTGATAATCGCTAACCTTCACCCTCATCTTAAGGCCTTCTCCGAGAATGTATCTACGAGTCAAGTAGCAGTACATCGTTTTCGATACTCCTCCAGGAAAAGTATATGGATTTTGCGTACTGAAATGAGTAAATCCTATTGATTCTTTTCTCGACCCCATCAGATTCTGCGGCAGGTACTCGGCGAAAAGGCCGACAACCTCCACGCTGTCTACGGTAACCGTGCATTTCCTGCCTTGACCTTCATCTACACACCATACTCGACCATACGACGTATAGGCTGTTGAATTAAGAGCGTTTGTTATAAACACATAAGTACCATTAGCCCGAATGCCATCTGTTTGTCCGTAGTATTCCCCCCTAAACGCAGCGTCCAATTGAACATATCCGGCCTCGTAATCAGACACGGTTATCTGTACTTTCAGACGCTGACCTAACAATATATCCTGCTTAAAATTGTATCTGAAAAAGTTAAGGTCTTCTGGCGAATTCGTCCATGTATATGACTGCCTGATTAAACCACCATCTGGACCTAAGAACGAAACATCCGGGAAATACCGCATCGCCTTCGGCACGACGTACCCCATCGGGTCGCCGTTGTTGCAATGCGCGGTAACGTCATCAGCCGAAAGACACATATTCCACACCCGGACGAAGCCCACGTCCGAGGAGTTGGCGATAGCGAGTTGGAGATCGCCCATATCCTTCACCTCGCTCTGCTCTTTGGTGACCTTCAATTCACCGTTGATGTACGCCTTTACCGTTGTGCCTTGACGGGTAATAGTCAGCAGATATTTCTCGTCCGCAGTCGGGGCTTGCCAAGAAGGATATATACTATCTGCATTAGACTCTTCATCTGCCGGGGCTTCCATGAGAATAGAATATATTCCATTCTCATAGGAGTTAGAATTGTGTAAAAATATACTTCCTTTTGCGTAGACCGAATAAACTCTCTTGTTAAAAGCAAATGGATAACTCTGATTCGACCCATAAGAGTTCATATACAGCTCCAAACTGAAATCAGAGGTACCAATAGGAATTGGCGCAGATTCAAATCTGGTGTCATTTACGCCATTACCGAATTGCTTATACCCCAACTTCACCCCGCGCTGCATCCTCTTGGCCTGCCGGTAGGCGGCCATCTTCTGCACGTTGTTGTAGTAATAGAGCAGACTATTCATCGTAGGTCATGTTGCCCGCACCGAACAGGATGCAGATGGTGTAACTCTTATTCTCCTCGGGTTGCGTCCATCCGGTGATCTTGAAGTCCTCCGGATAGGAGAACTGCGTCTTGGTCGCTCCCGACGCGAAGCGGATGATCGAGAGTTTCGTAGACGTCGGAATGCTCGTTAGCGTCAGCGAGGTCAACTCCCCGCAGAGGTACATCGTCCCGCCCACAACATCCAGCGAAACGGCAGAACCCTCGACCTGCTGCACGATAGTGCCGTCGTCCGCCCGGTATTCCGAGGTTACGTAGCCTTTGGTCGCCTCGTCCCAAAAAGCCCAGTATTTGAGACCCCCGACATCCACGATCTTCGGAGGGTGGTCGGCCAGAGATTTCGCACGCGCAGCCTGCTGGTCGGCGTTTGAGGCTGATTTTTTTGCACGTTCAGCAGCCTTATCCGCACTATCAGCAGCCTTATTAGCTTTGTCTTTTGCGATGACAGGTCCTTCTGCATATTCCTGTTCGGTTCCCTCATAACCATACTTCTGTGCGATCTCATAGGCCGACTTTCCGTCCAGTCCATAACGCAAAGCATGATCTGTCAGGATAATATGGGTTAGTTTATCATCCATAAAAATCCATTATTTTTGTATCTGTAAGTATAAGCAATCGGTTGGTCAATGTTTTTTTATAACCTGACGCCTTTACAGTATAGGTCGTTTCGAGCGTTGCGATACCCGCATCGAGTTTTCCGGTTTCCGAGGATGGGATATTGAACACAGCCCGATCGGTTCCTTTGACGATCGGCAGCCCGCTGCCTTGCGTCGATCCGTAAATTCTCGGCCCGTTCCCGGTCGTGTAAACCAACATGTCGATCTCCACCTCTTCGAGAGAAACTCCCGTCGGATATACAGCAATCCCCATGCTGTCGCCTTTGGCATATATCGGTAATTTCGGTATCATTTTACAGGTCGTTTAAACAGGTATTTAACCCATGCGAACCATTTGCGGCGTTTCAGATACATCTGATCGGCCTGGTTGTCGTAACACTCCCGCTCGAGGGCTATGTCTCGGTATGCCGTGTCGTATGGCGGCAGCAACCATTCGAGGGCCCAAAGGGTGCAGTACAGGACGACATGGTAACAGATCGGCACAGTGCAGAGCCACCGCCAGGATAATCCGCAGGCAGGAATCAGCACCAGGAGCGCCGTCGCGTAGAGGATCAGCCACTCGATCTGCTGCCGGGTGTGTATGGCTTCGTGGTTCTCTGTTTTTGGTGTCAGGTTCTTGTTCTTGGTGAACAGGACCCCGAAAAAGTTGATTGTCCGGGCCTTGCCCAGCGGAATCAGGTTGTTGTGAATGACGATCATGCCGTAATGATCTTATTCCAGCCTCCATTCATTGTGTCGGCACATTTGTAGTTCTCATTATCGGTGGAGCTGAAATAACTGTATTCATACCTACTACTCTGGCACATGAATACATTGTAACTGAAATGTATACCGCCATCGCTGATACATTGAGTAAGGTTTCTGCAATGATAGATTCCAATCGAATCAATCGAATATTCATCTGATCTTACATTGCATTGCAGCATATTTTCGCACTCCATAAACCCCCAAGCCTGATGACTTTTCGAGTGGATAAATATGGAGCAACGGGTCAGATTCTTGCATTTGAAAAAACAATAGGGATCATCTGGCGTATAAATATCAGCACCCTCGCACTTGCAGTCCTCCAGGTTAACCATATTTACAAATCCGTGACCTTGTCCCGTCGTTTTTACACATACTCCATGAGCGCTGTAACCACTCTCTAAACTTGGAATTGTGCTGTACTTTAAGCATGAATCACTACCTGCATATTGGACGAGGCTTCCGGGCTGTCCAACAATCCGTTTGGTATTGGGATGCAGCAGAATGCCACTTGATGGAGCCGTCCATGTCCCTTTCTTGATCAGAACACACGTCGCATTGGGGTTGTTGTTCAGTCCAGCCAAAGTAGCGTTGCTATCCACAACGTAATCGAATGGTGTATATTTCGCTACGTCCTGAATGGCCTTGTTCCAAGCAGTGCGCTCGTTATCAGTGATAAGCCGATGTGTAGCATCCTGAATCGCGTCGATGAACCGCACGCCGCCGTCCCGGGTGATCTGCACATAGCTGCCCGCAGGTTTTACGGTTGTTGCCACAGCCTTGTAGATGTGGGCGATGGGCTTGACGTTGCCGTCGTTGTAGACATCCGTTTCGGTCTCGTAGCCCAGTGTGAGGTAGACGGGCAGGGCTGTCGCAGTAATCCCGGCAAAGGGCACGACGACCTTGACCGTCGCATTGTCGGCCCCGGGCCCTTCGAGCACGACCAGACCTGGCGCTATGTCGTACTTGCTGCCGTTTGCCTTCACCTCGCATCCGGAAAGGACAAAAGCCCCGAACTGGGAGAAGAAGCCGTCGATCACCTTCAGCGGCTCCTCCTGGAGTGATACGAACGCATCGCCGTACCAGTTACGGACGCCGAGCACTTGTGTTTGTCTTTTCATCTTTGGTCTATTTTATACGTTGTTAAAGCAGCCCTGTATTTCTCGATGTCGGCCCGTATCTGTTCGGCATCGACATCTGCCGGAATATGGACGATGAAGTCCACATCCCCGAACTGCTCGCGGTTCTCTCCCCGGAGCGATACTACCGCCGGAGTACCTTCGCCCCTGTTCAGTCCCACGGGGACTGCCACGCCCACACCTTCGGAGCGTATCCCGACCGCAAACCCCGTTTCACGGTAGGATTCGATCGTGATGTCCGCCGCTCCGTATTTGTTGCGCAGGAACTGTTCGAGCACTCCTTCCTGATTGGTCACGTTGAGCAGTTTACGGGTTTCGTCGCGCCACAGGCTGAAGGCGGCGAACAGGTCCGCCAGCGGCTTTACAAAGGCCCGCAGAATCCGCAGACGGACGGGTTGACGCTTGTGTTCCGGCAGGAGCTGCCGCACCTGGTTCCGGAAGTCTATCTTATAGTTCCTCATAGCGATTTGGTAGATGTCAGGGTCAGCGTGTTCCCCTCGGCTGCGTACTCGAAATACCCTGCGGCCAGTTCGGCCAACACATCGACGGGGGCGAAGTCCGCCCCGGCGCTGGTCTTATGCTCGAGCCTTACGACCTTTACCGTCACGACACCTTCGGCGTGCATGACGGCGTCTACGAGCCGCTGGGCATAGAATACGGCATCGAATGACAGCGAGGTCTTGAACGTCTCGAGGGCCTGTCCGACCTGCTCACGCACGACACTCGAGGGGACCGCCGGATCATAGTACACCTCCAGGTTGTAACGTATCGTATCGGCAGTCGTGCTTACGATCGTCGTAGGAATACCCGTCGTGTGGATCGTGTCGATGTAGTCGGCCAGGTTGCGGCGTTCGCTGTCGTCCAGAGGGATGATCCGGCCCTCTCCGTCGGTTTTGGCCACGCGGATCGAAATCATCTTATAGACCTCGTTCACGGCCACGACCTTCACGATCCGGCTGTCGGGGTCGTCCTGCTCGTAGTAGAACTGCGCCGTGTTCTTGTCGAATACCAGTGTATGTCCGTTCTGAAAACGGTAGCACATTTCGGCATACCACAATTTGGTGCCCGGAGTGATCTTGGCCGTCAGCTCGTCAACCTCCTGACGGAACAGATCGAGAATTATTTCAAAGGCGTGGATCGCCGCTGCGACCACATAGGTCCACAGCCGCCACTCGGCGACCTTCGAGGTCGAGAGCTTCGGGAAATAGGTCTGCAGGTCGGTGATGATCGACTGCTGTATGTCGTTAATCGTTCTGGCCATATCGGTAGGTTGTTATGTCGTTTCCCAACTCTTTGAGCGTGTTCTTGCGCATCAGGCCGCTTTCGTCGTCGATGCGCAGCTGTGTCCCCGGCGCGACGGCCACGTCCAGGTAAAACCCCGTTTCGCCAATGCTGTCGATCCCCAACTGCACGAGGGCTTCCGGATCGTTGGCGATCTGTGGATTCAGGGCAAGGATTTCGCCCACGGCCTCGCAGGTTCCATACTGCTCGAGGGCGATGTCGTAGACCGTCTGCCGGGCCTTAACTGTTGCTGTCGTCATATTCTGCGCTTATCGTCAATGTTCCATCCGTAGCGTAGTCCACGGCATCGACCCGCATTCCGTCGCGCTCGCACTGCTTGCGCACGGTTCGGAGGAAGTCCGCCGGATCGGTGTCATGCAGGAACGATACACAGTCGACGCCGACGGTGGGCGCCTCCTTGAAATCGCCCTGGCTTGCCAGCAGCAGGTCCCGCTTGTGCTGCTCCGTCGCCTCGGTCCGGATCAGATCGTCGGACAGCTCCACGTCCCCCGTCGATGTCTGTAAAATGTCGATCATCGTATCAATGCGTTACGTTGGTGTCCTCATAATCCCCGCGCCGGACCTTGTCGTGCTTCGATGCCGGGGCGGGAACCTCTACGGGCTTGGGATTGTTCTGCGCCGATGCGCTTCCGGTCACGGCCACCGCTCCCGAGGGAATGGTGTGCGTATGCGTGTTGAAGGCCTCGATCAGGTCGTTGATCTTGCGGGTGAGCGGCTCGATATTGATCAGTCCGCCCAGCTCGCCGCCGTTCAGGACGATCTTCGGGGCCGAGGCCTCGATCCGTTCCCCATCGCAGGTCATGGTCACCTGATCCCCGAGGGTGAAGACCACCTTGTCGATCTCGGAGAACAACGCCACATACAAGCGGTCGCTCGCGTCGATCCGGGCGACGATCACCGCGCTCTCCCTCTTGGGGATCAGCACCCTCCCGCGCAGGTTCTCCTTCTCGACGGAGTACAGCAGCACCCCTTCGTAAACAATGCCGCCGATCTGCACGTCGCACGTCCTGGCGTTCTCGTCGACACTTTTGACCGTGCCGTACATGGCCGCCTTTGCCGCATTGCGCAACCGCTCTGATAACATCATGCGGACCTCGCGTATCTCTTTCTCACTGCTCATATTTTTATCCCTATTTCCACGGTCCGGCGTGCTCCGCCCGTCCCGTAGGTTGTTTCTACTCCTTCGATGTAATACCGTCCGTCCCGCTCGTGGTAGACCTCGTCCTCGATCTCGGCCACCATGCACGGGGCGGCATAGGGCTGCAGGAAGGCGGTGATCCTGCCTGCATAACCGTCGTAGCTGTATCGCTTCAATTCTGCCGCCGCCAGGGCTGCCAGTTCCTGCTGATCCTTCACGTCATAGAAGTACAGCTTCTTCTCCGTCCCGTCCTTCGGACCGATCTCGGCCTCGACCTTCGTCCCGTCCTTGTAGATGCACACGGCCTTGATCTTCAGCTTCACGTCTTCGGCCCGCTGATATTTCAGATCGTCGTCCTTCACCACGTTGTAGCGCAGGCGGTATTTCACGGCATCGCCGACGACCTTGTAAGGCTCGCAGGCGTAGACACGCCCCTCGAGGTCGAACCATACCGCCAGGCCGTACTTGGTCTGCAACTGTCCCAGGACCCACGCCACGGGCTTATTGTCCGCAGGGAATGCCTCGAGGGTCAGCGTCGCGGCATATCCCACCTGCAGGCCGCAGGCTTTCAGGACCGCCGCGAGCGTGGTCTTTCCCTGAATCGTGACATTCCGGCGGCGGGTAGTGTAGAACTCGTCCTCGCAAACGATCTCGAGGGGCGTCTGCAAGTTCAGCTGCTTCACATAACCCCGAAATTCGGTGTACAGGCGTCCGTCATACCCGAGTTGGATTTCTACCGGATCGCCCGCCTTGATCACCTGTGCAGTCTCGACGTAGGCCGGAGGGGTCCCAGTCTGCCGGAGCACCGCCGTCACCGGAACCTTCACCGAAGCCGTGGCCCCGATCGTATGAATCGAGCGCTTGATCTTGATGTCATGCACTCCGCCGAAATACTTGCTTCCGATGGTTATTTTACTGCACGGTAGATACATGGCTATTGCAGGATCAGTTCAAAAGGTGAATCCGTTTCGCATTCGATCGTCACCGCCTGGCCATCCTCCACACCGGGCGTCGGCGGGTACTGGATGTCCGTGATCACGACCCGGTCGCCCTCGTCGAGCAGCAGGTCCGTCAACACGCAGATCAGTTCGACCGATTCGTTGATGTTGTAAAGTTCCTTCATGCGCGCAATCTGCGCCTCGGGATAACTGCCGTCTGCGGACCTGATGAAGGCCGCGACGGAGATTTTGTAGTCTCCGATGCTGATCAGCTCCTTGACCGACCCGCGGCGGCCCACCAGAGGCGTACGCACGATGTTCTTGGTTCCGGTAATGCTGATCACGGCGTTCTCCAGTTCGAGGGTGTGATCCTCGCCCCGTATGTCCTGATGCCTGATGAATACGGGCATGAAGTACCACCTGCCCAGGGCATCCTTCTTGTACAGGCGCGTACCTTTCACGAGCTCTTGCTGCGGAGCTGGAGAGGTCGGGATGTCGAAGTTGTCCCCGGTGTAGCTGCCGGCCGGACGATTCGGGGAAAAGGCTCCCGGATAAGGCAGGCCCTTATAGCCGATGATCGACTGCAGCAGGTGCTCGATGTTATACTTATGCTTCATATTCGTCCAAGACTTTTTTCAGTACGGCAGTGACTTCCTCCTCGATCTGATTGTAGCCCTTCCCGTCGGCGTTGGCGATGTGTATCTCGATCGTGTCGCAGAATTTGCTCATCGTGACACCTCCGCGGCGCTGACTGTTGTATGCCAGTTCCGTCGGTGTCGGCCGGGCCGTTCCCCCGGACTGCGGGAGCGTAGTAGCCGCCACCGTGAGCGGCATGGCCAACGATGCCGCCGCGGTCGCCAGGGACGGAACCCGCACCGCCGAAAGCCGCGAGGCGATGGCCGTGTAGGCCGCCGATCCTTTCATGTCGGGGATGATCTTGTTCAGATCGAGCACCGTCTTGCTCCCGGACCCGGTCCCGGTCCCCGTCTTGGAGAAGTCGATGTTTACCTTTTGTTTCGTGCGGGGCGTCTTCGTGCCGTCCGGGGTTTCAGAAGCCGCAATCAACGGACTGACGGCATTGGCTGCGCCATTCTTGCCGTTTTTCCAGGAGAGCTCCCAGGAGAGGGAACTCCCGGCATCCTGGGCGAGGTTCTTCAGGTTCTTGGCCCCGTCGACGATGGCCTTCTTGCGGCTGTCGATGTCGCCCGAAATCTGCGAGATCATCGCCTCGTTCTCGGCCTTGTCGCCCAGGCCTACGGCCTTCTTGAACTTGTACCACCCGAGTTTTATGTAATCCAGGCCGATCATAATGCCGTTGACCATCGTGCTGAACTCGTACTTGATCGTTTCGACGAACAACTTGCCCGTCAGCTTCATAAACTTGACGACGCTGTCCCACTGCTTGCCCCAGCCCTCGACCTTCGTAACGCAAACGGTGATGACGGCGATCAGGGCCGTGATCCCTGCCACGATCCAGGTGACCGGACAGCCCCACAGAGAAGCGTTCAAAAGCCACTGTACGCCTGTCCATGCCGCTGTCACCGCCTTTACGGCTCCGGCCCACACGGTGTGTAGTTTTTCCGCGCTGGTGACAAAACCGATCGCCTTGCCGAACAGCCCGAACAGGGGTAAGAGTTGCGAAACAGTTACAGCCTGCTGCGCGATGATCGTGGCGTAACCGCCAGTTGATCCCGTAAGTTCGAAAAACCCGATCTTCAGGTCGTCGATCCGGGCCTGGCAGCGTGCCATCATCTGCTGCACGGTGTCGGTGCGGATCGCGGCCTGCTCCTGGGCGACATTGGTGGCCGTGACTTGGGCGGTCATTTCGGCCACGGCATCCGAGTTCTTGATCAGAAACTGCGCTGCGGCGATGTTCTCCATGCCGAACACTTTCGACAGATAGGCGGCATCCGTCAGGCGGGGCTTCAGGGCATCGAGGGCATCCGAGAAGCTGTTTTTGCGGAAGTCCACGCCGAGGACGGTCTGCATCTTCAGCATGATGTTGCGCAGGGCCGTACCCGCTTCGGCTCCCTTCAGGTTATTTTTCGATAGAACCTCGATCGCACCTGCCGTGTCCTCGACCGTGAGGCCTGCGGCATTGGCCGCCGCACCGACGACCTTGAACGACTGCGAAAGGTCGACGATCTCCGCGGCTCCGTACTTCGAACCTGCCGCCAGAATGTTGATCACCCGGTTGGCCTCCGTAGCCTGAAGACCGAACTGGTTGATCGTTCCGGCCAGGGCCGTGGCGGCATCGTTCATCGACATCCCTGCAGCATGGGACAGCGTGATGGTGTTCTGCTGCAGGGCCTTCAGCCCCTCCATGCCGATCTTGTCCACCTGAATCTGCGAGGCCAGCAGGGCAAAGGCATTCGCCGCCTGCTGCGCACCCAGCCCGCTCTCCTTACCCGTCTGCCGGGCGACTTTCCCCAGGTCGCGCAGCTCGTCGCCCGCGATACCCGTGATCGACGACAGGTCGGCCATCGACTGCTCGAAGCCGATGCCGGGACCTGTTAAATTCGCAACACCTTCGGCTAATTGTTTGACCTGCTCGATAATGGAGGTCAGACTGATTCGCTCGATCTGTTTTTGCAGACCGCCGAATGCATTGGCCGACTTGTCAACGTGTTCCGTAATCTGCCGGGTCGAGTTCTGCACGGATTCGTCGACTTTCTCGACGACCTGCACGATCTTTGTGAACTCCGCAAACATATTCTGTATCGCGATGAAGACATTCCCGCCGATATCTACTTGGTAATTTGCGCGATTATCCATATATTTGCAGAAACTGTATTGCTATGACTGTTGCAGGTTGGATATTCTTGATCTTTGTGGCTGCCGCTTTGCTTAACCTTTTGGGTGAGGGCTTCAAATGTGCCATGCACATCGACAAGTGGCGCGACCTGTGGCAAATCAGGCGGTAGGCGTATATCTGCGTACCCGCTCATTCTCCACCCATTCGGCCATTCTCACCTGAAAGCCCCACGCCTCGTCCGACAGCGTGTCGGGGTCCATGTGCAGCACCGAGCGGATCAGGGCGTTGCCCGCATGCAGCCACCCGTCACCCTTGACGACCTCGGTGCCGCTCAAAGTTTTTTTATTTCCCCGACCCTGATCTCTACGATTTCCGAAATCAGCTGCGACAGCCCCATGAAATAGCGGTCGTCGTCACGCAGTTCCTCGTCGCCTCCGAGCCAGCAGTTCGACAGGATGACTTCGGCGAACTTGAACGGGTCCTCTTTGCCGACCACCGATGCAGCAGCGATCACGTCACGTCCCGGACGATGCAGGTAGCAGGTTTTGCCGTCAACCTCGTAGGCGAATACATCGCCGTGCTTCTTCTTCCATGCCGCGATCTTTGCGGCCATATCCTTCTTTTCCATAATGATTTTATGCGGGTTTAAAGGGTGTTTAAACAGCCCACGGTTCGATGCCGTGGGCTTGTTTTATTTCGACGCGATGTCGTAGTCGATGTCGAGAGCGACGAACGGCATGGCATGCTCGCTTTTCATGTCGCCCGCCTTCATGCCCGAGGGGAGTTCCGAAAACGAGGCGCAGATGATCTGGTCGACCGTGATGGCCGTGCTGTCCTCGGGGATGTAGGAGATCAGAATATCCACATCCACGTCGAGGATGTCCTTGTAGCCTTTTTCACGGGCGGCGCGGTTCATGGCGATGATCTCGCTCTGCAGCAGCGTCAGAGTTCCCGACGCGGCCCGCTGACCGTGCTGGATGCCTTTGGCGTAACGCCCTGCAGCATACAGAGCCTCCTTTGCCTTGGTGAGCTTGTAGTCGACACTGGTCGCTCCGACCACCGGGCGGCCCCACATGATGATCTTGATGGTGCCCCAGTCGTACTCTTTTCCGTTGATTCGTATTTTCATGCTGCTACTGCTTGATTGCCGGATTCTCAAATCCGAGGTTTACGATGATGTACCGCAGCGTGCCCCGCGGTCTGATCCTGCACGAAACCGCCATGCGCCGGGTCGAGAGGACATTCTGCGCCGGATCGACATACGATTTGAAGTCGCTGATCTCGCCCTGCATCGCCACTGCGACGGCGTTGTCGATCAGGCGTTCGTAGTACGAGCACATCTCCTGCGGGATGTTGCCCTCGTCGTCGGTCTCGATGTCGTCCTGAATCTCCTCGATGTAGGCAGTATAGGCGTAGATCGTGGCCTTGTCCGCCACACGTCCGTAGTTCAGGTTGCTGTAATCGTCCGACAGCGGGGCCCCCATGTGGTCGTCGTTCGGGTAGTAGCCGTTCTTCTTCGAGAAGGAGCGGTAGATGATGTAACCCGCCTCGTCCAGCAGGTCGAGCATCGCGTCGCACTCCTCGGGGGTTCTGCCGTTGGTCAGCCATCCCTCGGCGGTGATCGCTCCCGACTTCACGCGGGCCAAAGACTGGTTTACGGAAATCCGTGCGGCGCGTCCGAGCATCTGCCCGATTGCAGCGGTCTTGTTCGTCCGATCGTCGCAGGCCATAACGAAGCCTACACGGTTGGTGCTGCCCTCGCGGGGCTTGTAGAGCTTGTCGGTCTTGCCGTCCCAGCCAGCGGCGGGAATCAGGCACCGGAAGGGCATCACCTTCCGGGCGAAGCTCTCGCCGACGGACTGCGCCGCGGTGGCCGCCGTCACGGCATCCTTGTCGATGCCCGTATCGGTGGTGTCGGCGCTGTACTCGTCGGGCGGCAGACGGTTGATGCCGACCAGGCGGATGCGGCCTTTGGCGTAGGTGATCAGTTTCTTCAGCGGCGAGCCCTCCTCGATGCTGCACATCTGCGAGAGCAGCGTGGCCTCGGAAACGACGAGCAGGTACAGCTCGGCGCCGTCGCCCGTCTCCGTATAGAAGGCCGTCAGCTCCTTGTGTGCAAGGGGGTTGTTTTCAGCCGTGATGCCCAGCCGGGCGATGTCCCGCGAGGAGTTGATCAGGTAGACCTCGTTCAGCGCGAGCTTGTCGGAGACGGCGGCGCCCGTCAGGATCAGCCCGGCGACACCGTCGTCGCTCTGTGCGATACGGCCCAGGTTCCCGTTCTCGAGGTTGATGGTTACGTTAGGTAATGCCATGGTTATCGCACGTTAATGGTTCGTACTTCGCCTTCGCCGAGGCCCTTCTGATGGTACTGCGCGAGGTTCTTGTCTTTGTCGAGGAACACCTGTCTGTCGCTGGTGATGTGGAAGGCCTTGCAGTCGGGATAGGCTTTCGCATACTTCTCGGCCAGGGCCTGGAACGGGTCGGCCTTACGGGCCTGCTCGGCGGCAGCCTCCTCGGCTTCCCTGCGGGCCTGATCCGCTTCGGCCTTCTCGGCATCCTCGATGGCTTTGGCCTCGGCGCGGAAATCAGCCTCCCGGGCTACGGCCTCGGCGACCTTCGCCGTGGCGGCCTGACAAGCCGCTTCCAGGGCCGCCAGGCTCTCCTTGAGGGCAGCTTTCTCCTCGGCGGTTTTAGCGCCTTTCACGGCGTCCTTACCCTCGGCGACCCGTGTCTTTGCGGTTTTGGTCTCGGCTTTTGCGGCTTTCACGGCATCAGCCAGGCGGGCCAGCTCCTCCTTGCGCTGCTCGGCGCTCATGTCTTTAATATCCATGTTTTCAGTTTTTTAACAGTTTGCGGGTTTTATAGACCCCGAACAGGATCAGCGACACGGCTGAAACCTGTCCGATACGCATCCAGGTCCGCTGCCAGGTATTCAGGCGATTGACCTCGACGACTTGAAACTCTTTGCGGGTGGACGTATGGCGTTCGATGCGGTCTTTCAAAGTCAGGTAAATAGCCATACTGTCGGCCTGGGCCGTAGCCGTCAGGACATTATCGCGGACCTCGATGTCGGGAGGCTTCAAGCGGTTCCCCGCCTGGTACTCCATCAGTCGGCGCATCTGCACCTGACCCACGCTGTCGCATTCGAGAAGCGCCCGGAGCATCGACTGGTCGCGTTCGAGGACCACCACCGTATCCCGGACCTGTTCGGTCACGGTCACCGTATCGGTCGCCTCCGTCTGCGAAGATTGCAGTTTGAGGCTTGGACTGCACGCGGCCAAAAGGGCTGCGAGCAGAATAATCAGCATTTTTCTCATTGATCAAATCGTAAATTACGTTTTCGTCGTTCTTGCCACGGATCAGCTTGATCAGCGACACGAAGGCTTTGGCCTGCGTGATGATCGCCAGGTTCTCGAGGATCGAGATAAGCTCGCAGACGCACAGGTAGGCCGCCATCAGTCGGTGCGGAATGATCCACAGATTCGGGACGAGCTTGTCGATCAGAAAGGCCAGCAGTATCGCGGCCATGTAGCCGATCAGTTTGCCTACGCTCTTGCGCATTCGGCGCGACGATCGAGGTGCGTGGCGGTTCTTGCTGGCGAGAACACCGAAGACGAGATCGGCGAGCCAGAACAGGAACACAATGCCGATTACCTCCTGGCATGGTGCGAAATAGGCTGCGGCCACCAGGGACGCCTTGATTGCATACTGACCGAGATACTGCACAGCTCCTTCCATGACTACTTACCCGAATAGATGGCTCCGATGTACTTGTTGCGCAGAGGCAGGGCCGAGAAACGCTGCTGGTAGCCCAGGATGTCGCCACGGGCTTCGGGGTCCTTCTCGCGGTGGAAAACATCGACCGTACCCGTCGCACGCATCACCTCGGTACGAATCCAGGCGATCGACGCCATCGCGCTGTTCTCGCCTTTGGCCGAGCCGAAAGCCTGCTTCTTGCCCGTCGTGGTGTCGAACAGAGGCAGATGCGGGTAGCTGAAGACCTTGAAATTGCCGATCTTCCCGTCACGCATGTACTCCTTGTACAACTTGCGGTTCTCGGACTTCAGGTCGGCTTCGTGCTCCGTAGTGAGGACCAGGCACAGCTGCGTCATGTCGACCTCCATTGCCTTGAACTTCGCTTCGAGCAGGTCGAGGTCGTCGAAGGTCAGGCGACGGCGACCGTTGACGGCTTCGCCGGTCGTCACCAGGACGGGCGTGAACTCACCGTTCTGCAGCGGACACCAGTTGTAGGCGGCCATTGCCCGGCGCTTGCGCGTGAGGGCGTTCACATGACCGCGCGTCACACTCTGCATCTTGTCGTAGGCGGCCTGCATCTGCTCGATGTTGCGCACGACGGTGTTCTTCGTGTCGAGGGTATGCAGCAGGATGTCCTTCGGCACATCCTCGCGCTGCACGATACCGACCGGATAAGTGTCGTTGTCGATGAATACCTCCGGCTCGACACCTGCCTCGGCCAGGTGCAGCGTGTTGTTGTCGACCAGGGCACTGAGGTCTTCGGATTCGTTCAGGAAGTCACCCTCCTGAATGGGCTGCTCTTTGATGATGTCAACCCACAGTTCTTTTTCAATAGGCATATCTGTCTGATTTTGATTAGTTGTGCTTTTTCCGGATGGTCTCGAAAACCTCGGGATTCTCGGCTTTGATCTTCGCAAGGCCCTCGGGGTCCTCCTTCAGCCAGCGCAGGTGCGTCCAGTTCTGGCGATCGGCCGGAATCACGTTCCCGGCGATCTTGGTGACGGAAGCCGCCAGCGAGACCTTCGCGGGGATGGCCTTCAGGGTTTCCGACACCAGGTCGTAATCCTTCATGGCGAGCTCGACGTACTTCTCACGGGCGGGAGCTCCGATCCTGCCCTGTTCAACGGCCAGATTGACCATGTCCTCGGCGCGTTTCTTACGAGCTGCGTCGATCTCCTTCTGCAGGGCATCGGCAGTCTCCTTGTGTTTGTTGCGGTCGGCAGCCAGCTGCACGATAGCCTTGCTCATCGCCGTAGCGTCCGCGTCCTGATTGATGCCGAGCGCGACGTATGCCTCGGCGGAAAGGGTGATTTTTTCCATTGGTTTGATATTGGGTTTTCGACCCTGCGGCGAACTCTCCGCGCAGAGTTTCACGATGTTGTCGACATGAAGACGCACGTCGCCATCTTCGACCAGATGGCCGTCGCCCGTGTAGATTTTGAGCGTCACGGCCCCGGCATTCGACGGCACGGAGGTTACGGAACCCTCGAACAGCTCCCACTCGGTGACATAGAGGTCCTCACCGCCTGCCGGATTCGTGCGGTACTCGGCCCGCAGGATGACGATGCCGGGCGATGCCCCGCGCAGGAACCCGCGCTCGACCTGGCCCTTGCGTTCTGCTCCCAGGGTGATCCCGTCGTCGAAGACGGGATCGGCAACAAGCAGTGCCCCCTCGACATGCAGGTTGTCCCAGCGCCCTATCAGACGGTTGAGATCGTGGTTGTCGAGCATCGGGGAATACTCCTGGAAGCGTTCGAACTTGCCGCCGCCGTTAAGCAGGAAAAAACCGTGCGAGTTCTTTTTCGTTTCGTCGTTAAAAATGAATTTCGGTAAAGCCATGCGCTTCATTTTTGATGCAAACATAGGCTTCAAAATCCGACGCAACAAAAAGGCTGTCAAGGTATTGAACTATTTTTCGCATTCGCGTTTCGGCATGCCATCTTTGCACAAAAAAGAGCATATGACAACCCCGAAACACAAATTATATACGGCGGCCTACAACTGTTTTGTAGAACAGGGAATGACCTGTGCAGGCATTGCCGAGTTGCTCGGCATTCGTGAGGCCACGCTGTCCGAATGGCGACGCGGTATGAAGTGGGACGAAAAACGCAAGGCCAGCCTGGCGGCCCCCGGAAAAATCCGCGAACTGTTGCTGGACGAGATGCAATGGATCGCCGAGGGAAACAAGGCCCGGCTCGATACTGACGGACTTTCGAAAGTAGCCAAAAGCCTGCAATACTTCGATGGCAAGGTCCCGCTGTCGGTGGTGATCTCCGTGTTGAAGGAGGTCGACAACTTCGTTGCCGAGATCAACCCCCAGGAGGTCGTGAAGATCACAGAATACCACCGCATGTTCATTCAGCACCGGGCGCAGGTCGATTCCTTAAAGTAACGGCACATGGCAGACATCGACAAGAAATTTCAAAAGCTCATCGACAACTACGAGGAGCATTGCCGACGCATCGCGAAAGCTTCGGTCGTAGACATCCACGAACGCCCCGCGGACAAGATCGCCCGCGTGAAACGTATCGAGAAGGATTACGTCACCTGGTTCGAGTACTATTTTCCGAACTATGCCAAGGTGCCCTGTGCGTGGTTCCACCGTCAGGGTGCGCAGGAGATCATCGACAACGACGTGATCATGGCCTTGTGGGAGATTTACCGATCCGGGGCGAAGTCCGTACACGTCGACATGGGTATTCCCCTGTACCTGATGTACACGGGCCGCCTGCGCTACATGCTGCTGATCGGCGAGACCGAGGACAAGGCGCATAAACTGCTCTCGGCATGCCAGGCGCAGCTTGTCTACAACAAACGCCTGATCAACGATTACGGCTGCCGCTACAAACAGGGCGACTGGTCGTCCGGGGAGTTCCTGACCTCCGACGGCGTACGCTTCACGGCTCTCGGTTTCGGTCAGGACCCGCGCGGCGTCCGCGAGGAGGAGCAGCGTCCCGACTATATCGCCGTGGATGATGTCGACACGCGTCGTCATGTCAACAACGACCGTCTGATGCGCGAGGCCGTCGAGTGGATCTTCGAGGATCTGATGGGATGTTTCGACGAGGCGGACGGATCGACCCGGAGGTTCGTGTATGCCAACAACAACTTTCATAAGAACAGCATCACAAACCGCCTTAAAAAGCAGTTCAAAATCCTGGCTGAAAAATCCCGGCAGGAGGGCGAAAAGCCCATACACCGGGTACTGACGGTGCCCGCCGTGAAGGACCTGACGACCTTCGAGCCGAACTGGCCCGAGAAGACCTCGGCAGAGCACTGGCGCAAAAAGTACCGCAGCATCCCCTCGCGGTCGTTCATGCGCGAGTATATGCACGTCCACGTCGAGGACGGCAAGGTGTTCAAGGCCGAGGACATTCAGTGGAAGAAGATGCTGCCCCTGAACGAGTATGACGCCCTGGTCTTCTACGGAGACCTTTCCTACAAGGCCCAGGCATGCCATAAGGGGATGATCCTCGTCGGCAAGAAAGACCGCGAGTTCCATTTCATCTACTGCTTTCTGCGCCAGCAGTCCCGCACGGTCTTGGCAAAATGGCTCTATGACCTGTACGAAACGACGGAGCTGCACAACTGCCGCAAGGTCCGCTATTGGATCGAGGGCCTGTTCTCGATGGACGAGTTCGTCAACGACTTCGATGCCGAGGGCGATGCCCGCGGATACTACATCCCCGTCAAGGCGGATAAGCGCCCGAAGGCTGACAAATACGACCGTATCGAAGCTACGCAGTCTTATTTCGAGCGCCGAAATGTGTGGTTCAATATCGACGAGCGGGACAGCCCTGACTTCCAGGAACTCGTCGATCAGTACCTGGCATTCGAGAAGGGCGGAGGCGCAGCCGTCGACGGCCCCGATGCGGCAGAAGGCGCACTCTCGAAACTCAATACCGTATTCCGGCAGGCAAAGGGGACCTACCGCGTCGGCATCCGGGCACAGCGTAAATACTAATCCAATATTCAACGACATGCGTAAAATCAAGTACATCGTGCTGCATTGCAGCGCAACCAAAGAGGGGGTGCCGTTCGGCATCGAAGACATAGACCGCTGGCACCGTCAGCGGGGATTCCGCAAGGTCGGCTACCACTACGTGATCCTGCTTGACGGTACGATCCGCAAGGGCCGCGACATCGCCCAGGTCGGGGCCCATGTGCAGGGCAGCAACGCCAACAGCATCGGCATCTGCTACATCGGAGGACTGGACGCCGACGGCAAGCCCAAAGATACCCGCACCGAGGAACAGAAGGCGTCGCTGTTCTTCCTGCTGCAACAACTCCGCGAACAGTTCCCCGACGCCATGATCTGCGGACACCGCGACTTCTCGCCCGACCTGAACGGCGACGGGATCATCGAGCCGTGGGAGTGGATGAAGGCCTGCCCGTGTTTCGACGCCATCGACGAATATCAAAGCCTGTAAGCCATGTTCATCGAAAAGGAGGACTTATACACGGCGATCTGCGAATACCAGCTGCAGAACATCACCACAAGCGCCGTCACGATCCGTATGGCGATCCTGGCAGCCATCGACGAGGCGCGGAGCTACCTGAATGCCAAATACGACTGTGAGGCGATATTCTCGGCCACGGGAGAAGACCGTCACGCCACGCTTCTGGAGCACTGCAAGAATATCGCGGTGTGGAACCTATGCCGCCGGGCGAACACCGATCTGATTTTCGAGCAGGTCAGCGAATACCGCCGGGCGGCGATCGACTGGCTCGAGAAGGTTGCGGGCCTGAAGGGTACCGACAAGCCCCTCGCACCCGGTTTGCCGCTGCTCAAGACCGAAGACGGAGAGGTCCGCATCACTGCCCGGATGGGTAGCCGCCGCAAGTTCCGCCACGGCTTCGATGACTAAACACCGTTTAAATACCCTTTAATCGTTCACACAATGCAGAAAAAGAACAGAAGCAGGAAAACCCACGACGCCACGAATAAGACCGCGAATTTGGCCGTAAAAACGAATGGTCCGAAAACAGCCAGGCGGCGCGAGGGCTACATCCGCAGTATCGTTCCGAAAACCCTGTCGCGGACCCGGTCCGACATCGCCACCTGGCGGTCGGCGCTGCGCGCGGCGGATAACGTCGACAATCCGCGCCGGGCACGGCTGATGAATCTTTACGACGACGTGATGCTCTGCGCACATCTCACCTCGCAGATCGAACTGCGGCAGAAGGCGACGCTCCTGACACCTTTCGAGATCAAGGTAGGCGACGAGATCGACGACCAGGCTACGGCGGTCCTCAATGCGGCATCATGGGTCACGGAGCTCAACACCCACATCCTCGACAGCGTGATGTACGGTCATACGCTCGTGGAACTCACGACGACCGGGAACACAACCGAACCCGTGGCCGTCACCCTGCTGCCCCGGCAGAACGTGATTCCCGAGAAGGGGATGCTGCTGTTCCGGGAAGACGACAGTAAAGGCCTCCAGTACCGCGAGGTCCGGGAGTTTGGGAACTTCATCCTGGAGTTCGGCAAGGATCACGACTACGGCCTGCTGAACAAGGCCGTGCCGCACGTGCTGTTCATGCGCTTCGCGCAATCCTGCTGGTCGGAGCTCTGCGAGATATACGGCATCCCGCCCCGGTTTATGAAGACCGACACGCAGGACCCCGCCATGCTCGACCGCGCCGAGGCCATGCTGCGCGACATGGGGGCGGCGGCCTACTTCATCATCGACCGCACGGAGGAGTTCCAGTTTGCAAAGGGAGCCGACACCAACGGCGATGTCTACAACAACCTGATCGCCCTGTGCAAGGAGGCGGTCTCGGTGCTGGTGAACGGAGCCGTGATCGGACAGGACACCGTGAACGGCAACCGCTCCAAAGAGGAGAGCAGCATCCGGCTGTTCGAAAAGCTGGTGATGGCAGACCGTAAGATGCTGGCGGGATATTGGAACTCCACGGTGATCCCCGCTCTGGTGTACATAGGCATTCTGCCCGAGGGAAGCGTGTTTTCCTGGCAGCAGGAGGAGGACGTCGAAAAACTGTGGGCGATGGTCGTGCAGCTCCTTCAGTTCAAGGACGTGCCGAACGACTGGATCGAGGAGAAGTTCGGCATCGTCTGCACCGATAAGGCCTTCACCGTGCCGGGACAGCTGTCCGTGCCGCAGCCCCGGGAAGTCGATTTTTTCGCCACCGCCCCCTGATCGCGTACAGGGGGCTGCACGAAAGACTGGCGGCGGTCTACGGACTGGGTGATCCGGTGACGCTGGCAGCGGAGGGCGGCAAAGACAAAAAGCCTGTCGTGCGTCTGTCGACATTCCGCAATGCCGCAAAGCACCTGCAGAAGGCCGGGGACTTCCGCCCCGACATGCTCGAGGATCAGCCGATCCGGACGCTGATCGACGAAATAACCGACGCCCTGATGGAAGGGGTCAACATCGGACTGAAGGATGCTGAAATTCCGGCGGAAATGGCCGACAAGCTCGGGCGCGACGTGTTCGTGTTTTCGGGCTGCAAGACCTATCACGAACTGCGTGAGGCCTCGCAGCTCCTGCGCGATGATCGGGGACGGGTCAAACCGTTCGGAAAGTTTTTCGAGGAGGTCCGACAGATACACCCCGAGTACAACGAATGCTATCTGGAGGCAGAACATCAGTTTGCCGTACACTCCGCGCAGTCGGCGGCGCAATGGGCCGAAATCGAGCGAGAAGGGAATGATTACGATCTGCAATACCGCACGGCCAACGACGGCAAAGTACGGCCCGCGCATGCGAAACTCGAAGGACTGACCCGTCCGCAGGACGATCCGTGCTGGTCGGAGATCATGCCGCCGAACGGATGGAAATGTCGGTGCAGGGTCGTGCAGGTACGCAAGGGCAAATACGATTACACCGATCGGAACGAGGTTTCACAGCTTGTACGCGAAGCGACCACGGACCTCGACAGTCAGGGACGTAACCGCGCTGAAATGTTCCGTTTCAATCCCGGCATGGATAGAGTGATTTTCCCGAAACACCATCCGTATTACAACCTTTCAATCCAGGCAAAAACGGTAATAACCGATATGGCCGACAAGCGGGAGGTTAAAAATGGGTTTGCTGCCAAGACGATTGCCGAGGCCGAGGAAGCGTTCCGCACACAGCTCGGTGTAAAATGCCGCCTCGACGGATTTAAAAAATCCGACATGGCGCAGGTACAGGAAATATTTGCTTGCGTATCACACCATTTTACAGATTTTCCGGAACTTCGCGATAAAATCAAATTCGTAGGGTCAGTAAAAGGGCGCGTGGCAGCACTGGAGGATGTAAAATACACAGAGCTATGTAAACTAAATCCCGGGATGCAAGATGACGTATTGCGTAAGTATGCCAAGAACTGGGCGAAACGCATGGCCGGATGCAGTTCCTCTACGTATGCCTATTCATCAAAGAATTTTACTGAATACGCATTGAATGGTTTGGCTTTTAATTCCACTTGGGCTGGGACTAAGGTCAAGAAGCAACTGGAGTATGATGTGCAGCACAAATTTCATCCGGTAGGTTGTGACACGGTTAAAGCCGTTTTTGACCATGAACTTGGGCATAAAATAGACGAAATGCTTTCGCTGTACACTGATCCGGATTTTTTGGCTATCTACAATCCGGCCAAAGCTCAAGGAGAACGATTCATCGCCGATAACCTGTCGGCATATGCGTATTGCACCTCTTTCTTCCGTAAGTCCAATTACACGCCGCAAAAGGAATTTATTGCCGAAGCGTGGAGCGAGTATCGGAATAACGAAAAACCGCGACCTTTGGCAGTCGCGGTAGGTGAACTTATAAACCGAAAATACGATGCGAAAAAGCAGAACTAAATATCTGCAACTTCATATACGCGCATTGTTTCACGAGGCTTGTCTGTTTCGAAGACATAGCTACCATGCTGCCCTTCGAGTACCTTATTGTGAGATTCGGCATTATCGTATATCGACATTGGAATCACGTCGAATGCGGCGCACCGAATACCTCCTTTGAAATGCCGACAATCCTCACACTGATAAGGTTGCTCCTTTTCTATGTCAATCAGATGTTTCATAAAAGTTTGCGCTTTGCGCAAAAATAACGTTTTAAAACGCGAAAAGCAAATGAAATGCCGAAATTATTTGATCTGAAGCGAAAAATCCTGACCGACCTGAAGGTCGAACTGCTCGACGAGTTCGACCGCAACTTCGAACGGCGGGCATTCTTTGACCGCCCCTGGCCGGATCGGTCCTATCCCGGCGGACGCGGATCGCTCCTGCAGGTGACGGGACGCGGACGGCGCAGTTTTCGGGGGACCATCCGGCAGAACGGCGTCGAGTTCTCGACCGATACGCCCTACATGGGGCTGCACAACCGGGGCGGAAAGATCAAGATCACACCCCGGATGCGAAAATTCTTTTGGGCCATGTACTGCCAAAACGCCGGAGGCATTACCACCTCTGCCAAGAAACGACAGGCCAGCAACACCCAGCGTAATCGAATGCTGTCAGCGAAGGCGCAGTTCTGGAAAAATATGGCTTTGACAAAAAAGGATCATATAACAATTCCACAACGCCAATTTATCGGCGACCATCCCCGTGTCCGGCAGGCGGTACGGGAGGTTATACACCAAAACCTGCAGAGCGCTTTCCGGGAACTCGCAAAAGTCCTGCAACCTCGGTAAAACACCGTTTAAACGTCTTTAAAATGATTGAAAATGCAATGATCGCAGTCCAGGACCGACTGCTGGAACTGCTCCCCGAGAAGATCGCCTATCTGGCCGAGGATTGGGGACAGCTGGATTTCTACAACGAGCGGCCGCCCGTCAATTTCCCGTGCGTGCTGATCGACATTGCCGAGGCCGAGTTCTCGGACTGCACGCGAAAGGTGCAACTGGGCGAGGCGATCCTGACCGTACGGGTAGCGCACTTCGATCCCGTAAACATTTCAGCCCTCGCACCGAACCGTAACAAAGCATTCCGCATGTTCGTCCTGCTGCGGTTGATCTACACCCAGTTGCAGGGACTCTCCGGAGAGGGGTTTTCGGGCCTTACGCGCACATCCCTGCGGCGGGTGAAACGTGAAGATGCGATCCGTGAATACGTCATGCAGTTCCGGTTCGGCGGGACGGACAACGCAGCCTATAAGCCGCGAAAAAAGGCCGAAGGCGTCCAGATCGACATCACCACGGAACGCTCGTAACGAAACAGCCCGGCAAATTGCCGGGCTGTTTCGCATAAGATTGCTTTTTTTACTATTTTTGAAACAAAACAAGCGTATATGTCCAACTGGAGCAAAATTTGGAAAATCTTGACAACTCCCGTCAACACCCCTAAACCGAAAGAGCATACTCCGACTTCGATAACCCCTGCAGTTCAATGTAATCCGAGCAGTTCCCGGGATCATTGGCTGACCGTACACGTTGCACTTGCCTCTATGCGCGAGTTTCAAGAGTGTAATTCGGACCACACACTGCTCAAGAAAGCGGAAAATCTTCGTAATATCATTGAAGAACTCAAAGGGCTATCCGGACAGTCCAACTATTCTGCAATTCTAAAAAAAGGGATCAACGAATTTGAGACGAATTGGCGGACAACCATCACCCCGCAGGAATTTGAACACCTTGAACACCCTGATAAAATGGATATTGACGAGATGATCCGTGAGAAATACTGTTCTCTCGCCTCAAACTACCGCCGCTACTGGGAAAGTGCCATCGCTCAACTGGTGCGGAAATCAGCTATCCTAAAGCGACGGCAATACTTAATAGAAGACATTGATCGTTTCATTGACGGTTTACCAATAAAGTATCCGGAGGTTGTGAGTGAATTGGAAAAATACAAGGCTTTCAACCTGAAGCAGATCGAAAGCCCTGAATAAAATCAATCGAACAGAGTTGGTTGTCGGATGTCCTGCTGCGTGCGTTCGCGTTCTTTGCGGAGCCAGGACAAATAGGCAGCATATTCGACATGAAACTGGTCGTAGATGTACTTTTTCCACACCCATTTCAGACACCTATCCTGCCGCCCGGGTTCATAGTACTGCTTCGTGATCCGCACCGCATGCTCACGTTTTCGGATGTGATTTTTGTTGTTGTATGCCATTTTCCGCAATTATTGACTATCTTTGTAGCAGGTCGGCCTTGTGATAGCAATATTGCAGGGCTTTTTTATGTCAGTTCACCACGGTCGGACCGCCTCCCGGAATGATGTAGATCGGCGTCACCTGAACCGAAGGCCGTGAGGTCGTGGCGGGCTTCTTGTCTCCGATGGCCCGCAGTTTGCGCACCAGTGCTTGCAGTTCCTGCGCATCGAGCATATAGAGCAGACGCCCGCATATCCGCCGCTGCAGCAGGAAACGGTTCACCTTCGTCCAATCCTCGGGCAAAGCGTACATCCCGAGTTTCGTCAGGTGTGCCAGGACCTGCGACCGGAGACGCCGGATCGCGTCAGAGGCCGGGGTCGTCTTGGCACGGTGGGCAAACTCCATATATGCCTGCAGGGCGACGATCTCATCGTCGGTAAGTTCGTCATAGCTGCGGGCATCCCACAACGCCAGGATGTCCTCCCGATTGGGGATCAGGCGGCAGGCCGACATCAGGGTATTGATCCGGCGAACCTTTGCGCCGCGTTCGAATTCGGTCATTTTGTTACAATATTTAATTTAATCATGTTGCTCCCGGCGGCGGAATCGAACCGCCGCAGAAAACCGTTCGGGAATTAGGATTTGATTTTTTTATAAATCTCTCCGCATAAGAACCCGGCGAAAAGAACAAGGTAGATAAGAGGGATAATCCACATCGGGCATGTTACCCACCACCAGGACCAGGCGATCACGCCCGTCAATTTGAGAATAAGGAACACGATAAACAAGGCTCCAGGAAATCCGATTTTCATAGTTTACATGCGATTAAATGATGGTTCGATTCTGTGCCATACACCGCGCTCGTCGCGCTGGTGAAAGTAGAAGTTTATGGCGGTGCCGTTAACGACGTTGCTCTCTTTGAACAGTTGCATGATTTGCGAGTATTCGGGATCGCCGAACTGCGCCTCGAGATCATACAGCTTGCTGATGGACTTGTAGTCCAGATCGCCCTTGCGGTTACGCTCCAGGAGCGTCATTGCCAACTGGTACATCGGATCGTCGGCCCCTTTCTCCCGTCCGCCGATCCATGCCTTCAGGAAGTCGATCAGCCGGGCGGCGGCCACGTCGGCCCGTTCGTCAAAGCATTTTACCCGATTGCATTTCACCTCGAGGCGGAAGTCTCCCTCCTGCACCGAGTAGCCGAGCTGGTCGTCCCGGCGCGTGGCTCCGTACTCCTGCATGATTTTTCGGAAAGCATCGGTCTCGGCCACAACCAGGTCGTAGAACTCGCGCACCCGGCCAGTGATATTGCGGGTTTCGGCTGCCATACGCTTCACGAAGTCGGCCCGCGTCTCCTCATAGTCCCGGCGCCGTTTGTCTGCGGCCTGGCGCTCCTCGGCCCGCTTCTGCTCGAGCAGCTGTTCCAGTTGGTCGGCGGTCATGTCTTTCAGTTCGTCTTTCATAGTGATATTGATTAAGAATTACGTTTGTCAGTGTAAGGTTCCCCGGCGATGCTGCAATAGTCGGTCTCCATGTTGTGCAAGCCAAAACGCATGTCTTCCAGGTCTTGCTCGATCTGCGCGATCCGCTCCGGGGAGAGATTCTGCCTGTGCAACTTCAGATAGGTCTCCGCGATCAGTATGTTCTTACGGCGCTTGTCAATCATGTATGAAAGACAGTCCAGGCTTGCCGCCGATGATTTGGTTAGTTCGATGATCTCGGGCATACTGATTACGATTTGATGGTTTTGATCGCTTTCAGGGCCTCCTTCGAATAATTGTCGAGGAAGGTCTGCCGCATTGCATCCGCGACACTCATAATCTCGTTGATGCTTGCCCCGGTTTGGGCGACTGTCCCGGCAAACCTGCGCAATTCCGCGATCAGTTCCGGGCTGATTTTAATACCGTTTTGCTGTCCCATTGTTGTTGTTTTTCATTATGCCGTACATGGTTCTGAAATAGTCGTCCGTGAGCGCCACGCCGTCCTTGTGCGCGGCGATGATCGCAGGCTCGAGGTAATCGTTAAGCTCCCGGTAATCGGTGCAGAGCTCGACGAGGATTTTGCGGAGGTTTTCATCCTTGACCTTATACATGAAGTTCTCGAATTTCCGGTCGATCGGCGGCAGAATAATCGTGTTCGCCTTCATCCGGCTTTTGAACTGCGGAACGCCGTTGACACCGCGCAGTTCGAGCCTGTCGAGCAGTTTCAGCAGATCGGCGGTTCCGGCGATCGCAAAGGCCGCATATCCCTTGATCATGTCATAGATGGCTTTATAGGCCCGGATACCCGGCAGTTTGGTGTTCTCACCCTCGTCGAGGATCAGCATGTTGCGCTCCCCGCACAGCGCACGGCGCCGGAACTCGGAACCGATCAGGCGCAGGCGTGCACCTTTCTGCATCGGCAGGTCGAGGTCGAGCAAGCGACCGATCTCCTCGAGGATGTCTCGGATGCCGTCCTCGGCGTTGATCGTCACACGAAACGTGTTGGTCGGATTGGCCTTGCAGTACTGGTCGATCGCCGTGGTCTTGCCGCAGCCTTTTTCGCCGATGATCATCTTCACGCCGCCGAAACGTGCGGTGCAGTTCAGATGCGCACGTTCGAGAGCCGAGATGGCGATCACAAACTGCGGCGTAGGCTCTACCTTCCAAAAGGTTTGCTCGATCTCGAAGCCGATCACCGATGCAAGCGTAATGAAATAGCGGTCGGCGATCTCCGTAACCTTGTCAGGGCCGGATTTGTATTCATAGACCCCGTTCAGCAGGTTGGAAAGATACGACGCGCTGATTCCGCAAGTCTTCGCCAAGGCATTCTGCGACATGCCGTGCCGCTGCATGTACTGCTTGGCGGCAGTAATGATTTCGTCTTTTTTGATTTTTTCCATAAGGCGGTTATTTGATGTATTTTGACAAATCGGAAATGTGATTTTTGTGGTAGTCGATCACTGCCTGCTGTTGGACCTGGTCTACCTTCTTTCGCTCCCGCTCCCGGGCGCGTTGTTTCTTGGCCTCCAGCTTCGCACGGCCCCGTTCATATTCGGCGGCGCTGATCTGCTCGTGCATGGCGTTGTAATCCTCCTTGGTGGCGTTGTCCCGGATGTTGAAGTCATAGCCGCGGACCATGACCGCCTTTGCCGCTTCGACATCCTCGACGAACCCGTCGACCATCTCCTCGAACTCTGCACCTTTGCGGTTGTAGTAAGCCAGGGCCCGGAGACTGTCGGGGGTTGCTTCGGTCATGGACTTCGACGCCAGCGGTGCAGGCGAACAGGTGAACATGTAAACCTCGTCGGTCGTGTAGACATCAGCCCCTTCGGAGTTCCAATAGACATGCGTTTTGAACGATGAAGCATACCCCATGTGCTGCGCGATCAGGGCCACAGTGCCAGCATCCGTCGGGATGTCGAACTTGTACTCCTTGCCGTCGCGTTCGAGTGTCAAAATCGACCGTAGATAGCTTAAATCCCGCTTCGACATTTCACCCGTGATCCGGCGGTATTGCCGATCGGTATATTGTCCGGCCCGGTCGTTCTTCAGTGTATGAAACCATTCCGAAGGAGTGAGTTCATTTTCCAGGCGCGTGTTGTTCCATTCACGGATGGCGACCGTCAGTTTCTCGATAGCTTCCGTATAGGTCGGCAGGGCCATGATGTCGTAGTAGTCCGGATTCGCCATGCTTTCGAGGCTCCTGGCGTTCCACGAGGTCTCAGGCAGTTTGAAATAACTCTTGAAACGGCGTTTAAACAACCGGAACATGGCCTCGGCGGGGTTCGCTTGAGAGTTCCCCGGTGCGATCGTGCGAAAGTTCCGGCAAACGCGCTGCAGGTAAGCCTTCGAGGCTTCGCCCGTATAGGCGCCGTGGTTGTCGCTGATGAAGTCCAGCACCTCGGTCTTGCCGTTGTCGACGAGCGCCATGCGCATCGCCTGCCGCAGCATCGTGCCGTCCTCGAGGTGCAAACCTTTCCGGCTCACGGAATAGCCTGCGATGTAGCGGCTGCCGACATCCGAGATCAGCATCACGTATATCTTCATCATGCGCCACTTGCCATATTGGTCCTGATAGCGGTATGGTACGACGCCCGAACCGTCGGAGGCCCACAGCGAGTTAGCGAACTCGAGCGGTTTGGCAGGAACATAGGGCCGATAGGTATCTTTGAAATGCTTCTTGCCGTGGCGTTCCTTCGCCGACAGCATTTTCCGGCTCCATGCGTTCGTGTAGTGATTGAACGTCGAAGGCTTCACGGGAACAATACCCATCGCCTCCATGTCTCCCGCATAGAGTTGCCACAGTTCCCGCTTGGTATCCTTTTCCGAGCCTCCGGGATTCAGCCAGTAGGTCATAATTGCCGTCTCGTGGGCGTCCATCTTCATCACTTCGCCCGTGGTGTAGTCTACCAGTTCGAACTTGCCGATGATCCGGCGGTTATCGTTGCCGTATTTGCCCGAGACGAGCCACTCCCGGAGCTGGCCGGGGTCCTCCGGAATGCCGCCGATCTTCTTGCGCAAACTGTCAGCGTTCTTGATCCGCAGCCCCTCGAGGGACGCTTCGGCGAGAAGATCGACACACAGAACGAGGAAATCGGCCTGCGTAGGGAATCCGAGCCGCTTGTATTCGTTCCGAGACAGGGCACGTTTCAGAAAACGGCACCAGGCGACAGAAACAGCCATCTGCCGGGCCTTATCCTGCGTGTAGACCGCCAGGTCTCCGACCTTGTACTCTTCGTAATAGGCAATGTCGGTATTGTCGATCAGAAGCTGCACCTGTTCCCGGATCATCCGACGCTGTTCGGCCTGGCGCTCGCGGCTGCCCCGAAGGTTCTGCCCCTCGACGGCGCCGATCAGCTCCTCTTTCGAGGGCAGCATGTCCCGGTAGCAGGTCGGTTTCCGGTTCGGGATATGGTCGTAGTCGTAGTAGTACTGCCCGCCCTTGCGGCCCCAACGCCAGGCCTTGCCCTCCTTTTTGCCCAGGAAGAAATCCGACTGATCGGCAACCTTCCGCCACGAGGGAGGAAGGGAGGATTTGTAGCGCTTTATCCCTTTACGAAGCGTTTCCTCGGGAATGTCGCATACCTCGCATACCATACGCTGCGACACCCAGACGGTTTGCCCGTCGGAGGTCGCGCGTATCAGTATGTCGTTTGGCAGGATCATTAAAATCGTGTTTAAATCCGTTTAAAACCTTGTTTTTGCTCCCGTGTCGGTATCGCTCCGAAACAATGCCTGCGCGTTCACGGGATAATCATATAGTACTTGATTATGTTTATCGTTTCGAATATCTGCAAGGCTACCTGCGGCACTATAGCGTTGCCGCATGCTTTGATGGATCCCCGGCACCACGCAGGAAAGGAGAGACCAGCCAGTTCACCGGGAAACCCATCATTTCGATCACATACAGGGGATTCAGTCGGGAAGTCGTTCCAGTTCGGTATTCGTCGCTTTGCATTGCCATTCTGGGCAATCCGCTCTTGCGTTTGACTTGGCTGGCCGGGAGACTGGAATTCGTGGCATCGTTGACCGTAGGTGTCGGCAACAGGCCCATCTTGGCCGAAAGGGCCAATGTCGGACGTTCCGCAGCTCCCGGAGACAGGCTCCGGTTGATACGCCCCGACCCGGCGTCTATCGCAGTCGGCGTCGGCAGCAACTCCAACGGCATGAAAACCGTCTTGCCCTTCTCGCATTGTTTCAACCCCTGCGTCTGTACGGTGGGCAACAAACCAGCATCTGTCCCGTCGGTGGGGCGCGCCGACACCGCAAGCCGGTATAATGTACGGCTGCACTTCGTATCCTGCCGCTTCCAGGTCAGAACACACCGTGTCGAGGACCATTCCTTCCGACCAGTTAACAATTCCGTAAACGTTTTCGCCAACGACCCAGTGGGGTCGAACAGTCCGAATAACCCGCAGCATTTCCGGCCAGAGGTAGCGGTCGTCCTCCGTGCCCTTGCGCTTGCCTGCGAGACTGAACGGCTGGCAGGGGAAACCGCCTGTGAGCACGTCGATGCGGTCTCGCCAAACGGCAAAGTCTGCTGTTCGTATGTCTCCGTATTGTTCTGCATCTGGAAAATGGTATTTGAGGATTTTTCGACAAAAAGGGTCTATCTCGCAGTTGAAGGCGTTCGTCCATCCCGCCCACTCGGCAGCCAGATCAAAACCGCCGATGCCGCTGAAAAGGGAGGCGTGGGTCATAGATTGCAATTATTCGAAAAGGCGACCCATATTTGCCAACCGTTCCATAGCCAGCTGTTCCATCATCTTTTTCTTGCGGGCCGGAACCTTGTCCCAGCATTTGAAGCAATACCGCCCCGCGGGGGTATTGTAATGTGCGCCGCTGATTTCGCACTTGCATTTGATGCACCGGAGCTTTGGCTGTTCCATCTTTCTATGTATTAGTTTTACTGTTTCCGTTCTGCGATGATCTGCTCGGCGATCGTCAGAATTCGCTCACTTACTCCGCGACCCATGATCACGTAGGAGACCCACACCGGATGCACGCCTGCGAGGCGTGCGATATGCTTCTTATCCCCGCGCCGGAGACCGTTCCGAATGGTCTCCAATCGTTTTTCTCGGTTTTCTGTGCTCATAATCAAAAAAATTGAATACTTTTGTGTTGTAAACTTTACGCAAATATAATAGAGTTATCTCAATTATGCAACAAAATAAGAGAGATTTTTCAGTTATAAAACGCAGAATTTTGCAATACCTTGAATTGAAAGGTATTACAAAATATGCTTTTTATAGAGATACTGGAACAACAAACGGTGTTTTAAGCCAACCAAATGGTATCTCCGAAGAAAATCTATTGAGATTTCTCTCGTATTATAACGATGTAAATCCTATTTGGCTGTTGACTGGAGAAGGAGAAATTTTGCTTACCAAAACTCCAAAATTTAGGGACAATATAAATGCACCCAAAGTTGTCCCCCAAAATGTCCCAATACGAAAACTCCAAAATTTAGGGACAAATCCCGAATACCCGAAAGGTGAGGAAACTTTCGAGGAGAATGTCGCCGATGTTACCGTAGATAAGGTTTTCAAACTGCGAACCGATCGTCTGATTGACCGCCAGCAGATACCTATATATGACATGGAGGCCGTCGCTGGCCTTGTTCCGTTGTTTGCAGACCAATACAGCCAGTCGATCGTCGAGGTCATGGAGACGACACTGATCCCCAAATGCGACGGAGGATTGCGTATCGTAGGGGATTCGATGTACCCGCTGCTGAAAAGCGGTGACATCGTATTTTACAAGCAGGTACATGACATCATGCACAGCATTATATGGGGTGAAATGTATCTGATTTCGTTTGACATTGACGGAGACGAGTACGTTTCGGTGAAATACCTGCAAAAATCAGATACACCGGATCACATCGTGCTGGTCAGCTATAACGAGCACCACAAACCGATGGAGATACACATCAACCGCATCCGGGCGCTTGCTTTTATCAAGGCGTCGCTGCGTCTGAACTCGCTCAAATAGGGGACAGATCGGTCATTATACTATAAAGCCCGCACAAACCACGTTTAAATGGTCGTGCGGGCTCGTCTTTGTGGTGAATTACCACTGAATATTGCGGTTACGCATTGAATTGGGGCGTTTCGCCTTGAAATTCCTGCACTGAAATTACGGTAAATTACGCAGCTAAAATTTGGCCGTTCTATCCTAACTATCTACTTTACAATCGTTTCATCTCTTTTATCCCTTTTGGAGTTTTCGTTCTGCCCCTTACAGCGACCGTCTTTGGTGGAGCAAGAGGTGGAGCAAACGGGTGTTCCAAATATCTCCACCTTGAAAGAGTGCTTTTCGTTGATTCACAATATTTTGCATAGCGTCAAAACGGACTAGGATTCCTACATTTGTCGAACTAATGTTTAACTTAAAAGTAGGAGAAAATGAGACGAGATTCATTTAATGTGCTTTTCTTTATCAAGAAAACCAAGCTGCTGAAGAACGGAGAGGCTTCAGTATGTATGCGTATCACAGTCAATGGCGCAAGAGTAGAAACCAACATCCGCAAAAGCATTGAGCCTGTGTCGTGGAACCAGGCAAAGGAGTGTGCGAGGGGCAAAAGTCGCAAATCAACCGAGCTTAATAACTACATCGAGGAGAGCCGTATCAAACTCCACCGAATTTACACGCAACTTGAAGAGAATGGAGAACTTATCACTGCCCGAATATTGCAAGAAAAGTTCTTTGGAGTGGACAAAAAGGTGGAGCAAGTACGCTCCATCATTGGCACTATGCGCGAACACAACGAGCAATGCCGAGCTTTGGTGGGTAAAGATTTTGCCCTAATCACCGTAAGACGCTACGAAAGTTGCACCCGCTATCTTGCTGAACTTATCAAACTGAAATACGACAAAGAGGATTTGCCTATTACGGAGGTAAATGGCGAACTTGTGCGAGCCTTTGAGTTTTATTTGAAGACCGAGAAGAATTGTCAGCAGAATACCGTTATCCGCTATATGAAGTGCTTGAAAAAGATTATCAACCTTGCACTTGCCAACGAATGGATAGAGAAGAATCCTTTTGCAGGTATTAAGTTTCACGAGAAAGAGGTAGTTCGCGAGTTCCTGACGATGGATGAACTGATGACAATATACCAAAAGGAGTTTTCGCTGCCTCGCCTTGCATTGGTGCGTGATGTATTTATCTTCGCTGCATTTACGGGATTGGCATTTATAGATGTTCAGCAACTCGCCGCCGAACATATTGTGCAAGACAACAACGGACACTATTGGATTCGCAAGACACGTCAAAAGACAAATAATATGTGTAATATCCCGTTGCTGGATATCCCATTGGCAATACTCAAAAAGTACGAGAACAACCCCACCTGCATCAAGCGTGGCGTATTACTCCCTGTTCCTTGCAATCAGAATATGAACAGCTACCTAAAAGAGATAGCCGATGTCTGCGGAATCCAGAAGCATCTTAGCACACATGTGGCAAGACATAGCTACGCCACGTCTGTGTGCTTGGCTAACGGTGTAAGTATAGAGAATGTAGCAAAGATGCTCGGGCACTCTAATATCAAGATGACGCAACACTATGCCAAAGTGCTTGATAGTTCGATATTGAAGGATATGATGAATGTGAAGAGTGCGATAGTGAATTTAGGATAGAAGTCTGCGGTACGCTTCGCCTGCTTTCGCCCCATTATAAAGTTAACTCGGAGGGCAATACCTGCGAGTTCAAGCCCAAGGGTTTTCGAGCAAAAAATTCTCTTCGATAATTTTTCACCCGAAAAAACTCTCCGGTATCACCGTCCGAGTTGAGAATGGGATTGGGACGAAGCAAGCGAAGCGACCTACGACGCATAAATCAAGGTCAAACCTATGAAGAGTATAATCGTAAATTATAATCAAGCCGCCATTATTATAAGAAAACAGAGTTGGGGACAAAGGCAGCTCGCTCCCAACTCTGCATAATAAGGCTGTGGCGGCCATTCCTCCAATATAATTTATACCCTTTCGGGTGTAATTTACTATTATAGAATCGCCATTACACCCTATCGGGTATAAAATCAAAACTTGCCACGATAGCAGCTTTGCAGTACTCGCTCAATATCGCTTTCCCGATAGAGGATTTTACCTCCAAGTTGGCGGTATGGCAAAATACCATTGTTGCGGTAGTCCTGCAAAGTACGGCGACTGATTTTCAAGCGTTCAGACAACTCTCTATCGGTCAAATAGTGTTCGCCGCCCAATAGCGGCTGATTTTCGTCCGCCACCGTTGCTGCATCTTTGGCAATGCGGTCAAGATCAGAGAATAGACCGCGCACCCACTCGTGCTTGTGCGTGATAACTTCGTTACTCATAGGCATAGAATTTATAGGTTAAACATCATTTGCAATAAGTTGCTCAACATCTTCGGGGCGATAGTATATGCGGTTGTTTATCTTAGAGTGTGGCAATCGCCCACTATCCCGCAAGGTCTGTAATGTACGAGGACTAATCTTCAATGCCTGACAGACATCTTGATTGTCCATCCAATCGCTCATACGCCTACCACCACGCTGGCGGTTAATGCTATCCATTCGCTTAACGAACTGCCCGAGGCGCGATACAAGCTCCTCAAAGGTCTTTTTCTCGATACTGATAATCTCCATAACTATTTCATTTTTACATTAAACATTCGATTGTTTCGCGAACCCACTTTCGCTCGGCAAAGCAAACAAGTTTCCTTTGCTCTCACTTACTCGTGGCTTTCTGAGTGCTAAGTAAAAACAAAAAATAATACCCTCAGCATAACCGACATAACGTGTCGTCGGGTGTCATCAGATTGCATAATTGGTAGTATTTTAGAAAGTAAATCGCTAATCCAATTACAGAAAGGGTGATTGACAGACTGCAAGATTGTGTGACAGCAAGTCTGGCAGATTGCAAGATTGAGTGATTGCATTACTTGTTATAATCACTAATGATTACACTCATTCTTTATTGCTTGATTTGCTTATTGGTTATAAACAAGTAACCAACAAGTGTTATAACCAACGCACCAATGCTGATATTTGAGTAAAATTTAGACTGCTGTATAGTAATTTCCAGGCACTGGAAATTTATGTTCAAGCGAACATAGCAAGTTGTGTTTTGGGGCACCCGAAATGTTTTCGGCAGCCCAAAACTACCTGTCGGTATCCTCCCCTCCAAAGTCGGGCAGATATGATGATTTTACATTGCAAACACATTCGCTTTATGTACAAGTTTTATGCTCCGAATAATCATATAAACTATCCAAATATTCATTCTTGAATTATAAAAATTACAATTTATCTGATAAAAAAGTTGCCAACGTAAGATGTGGTTTCGCATATTATCACTAAATTTGCGGTATACGCCAATAAAATGTGTAAATAATGAAAGATTTAAATAGACTAAAAGTAGTATTGGTTGAACAAAAGAAAACCGGCAAATGGCTTGCCGAGCAGTTAGGCAAGGACCCCTCAACAGTTTCTAAATGGTGCTCAAACAAAATGCAGCCATCGTTGGAGATGCTGGTAAATATTGCAAAGGTATTGGATGTTGATACCAGAGAACTAATCGTTATTACGAAACAATAACTATGGGAACAAACTTTTTCACAAATGAAAAAGAAAATACTCTTCTTGAAAAAATAGAAGGGGTATTCAAATATAAAAAAGTGCATTTCTTTGATGCACTTGTCGGATATTTCCGTGCATCGGGATATTTCCGTATTAGGAAGTTTATACAACAAACTCCCAAGATTCGCATTTTGGTTGGTATCAATGTAGATAAACTCACTTATCAAGCAAATCAGCAGGGGCTACTTTTCAATCCTAATGCAGAGCAGTCTCAGGAGGAGTTTTTTAACGATATAAAGCGTAATATTCAGGAAGCGAAATACGACAAAGAAGTTGAGGATGGAATGTACCAGTTTATAGAGGATATTGTTACCGGCAGAATAACTATGCGCATCCATCCTAAACAAAATATCCATGCTAAGATTTATATTTTCCGAGAGGAAGTTTACCATCCCCATGGTTATGGTTCTGTTATCACAGGTTCTAGCAATTTAACTGAGGCTGGACTTGAAAAGAACTTCGAGTTCAATGTGGAGTTGCGCTATGATGACGACATACAGTTTGCAACCGAAACATTTGAAAAACTTTGGGAAGAATCTGTAGAGATCAACATAACTCATATAGATAAGATTAAGAACGACTCGTATCTTAATCCAAACTTTACCCCTTACGAGGTTTATCTAAAATTCTTATTGGAATACTTCGGTAAGAGTATTGACTTTGACCCGAACTCTGTATCCGATTTGCCTACGGGATATAAAAAATTATCCTACCAAATAGATGCTGTTAATGACGGATATGCCAAGATGATGAAACACAATGGATTTTTCCTTTCCGATGTTGTCGGATTGGGGAAAACAGTCGTTTCTGCACTTATAGCTAAGAAATTCTTTTTCTCGAATGGATTTCCGACCCATCGTTCTCATATTTTGGTTATTGTCCCTCCTGCTATGAAAGATAATTGGGAAGAGACTCTTACGGAATTCAAATTAGATAATTTCAAAATCATAACTAACGGAAGCCTTCATAAAGTTAAGAATCCCGAACTCTATGACCTAATTATAGTTGATGAGGCACATAAGTTCAGAAGTGACACCGCATCAATGTATAATGAATTGCAGAAGTTGTGTAAGACTAAAACCAAGCGATATGATGGTAGCTTACATGACAAAAAGGTTATACTTGTGTCTGCTACGCCACTTAACAATAGACCAGAGGATATTGCCAATCTTGTTTATCTTTTCCAGGACTCAAAAGATAGCACCTTGGAAGAAGGTAATTTGCAGCGTTTCTTCCGTGAACATATTGATAGATATAACAAACTAAAAAAACAAAAGGACTTAACTCTTATAGCTGACGAAGTTAAGGCAATCTATGAGAGAATTCGTATCAAGGTTGTGGAACCATTAACTGTACGCCGAACTCGTACAGACTTAATGGAGAACGATGCATATCGCAAAGATTTGGAGGAACAGAACATTCATTTCCCTGATGTAAAATCTCCTCGCAAGATATATTATCAATTGGATACAGAGTTGGAGACTTTGTACGATAAGACTATAATGTATCTTAGTGACAAGATAAACGGACTTAAATATTACAGATATCAGGCAATAAAATATCTAAAGTCTCCTAAGAAGAGTAAGTATAAAAAGGCAGATATGATTTCTATCCAATTGGCAGGCATTATGAAGACGCTGCTTGTCAAGCGAATAGATAGTAGTTTTTATGCCTTCAAGCAATCATTGCGCCGATATTATGAGGCCAACAAGGTGATGCTTGATATGTTTGCCAACGGTACTATATACATTGCTCCCAATTTGAAAGTCAATGAGTTCCTTAGTGAAGGGAAGGAAGATGAGTTGATAAAGTTGATTGAGGAAGCAAGATATACCGACCCAACAATAGAAGTTTGTACGCCAGATGACTTTGAAGATGGTTTCGAAGACGGCATTAAGGCTGATAATGAGATATTGAAAGAGTTGGTTTCTATGTGGGATGCTGTTAATGCCGATCCTAAGTTAGATATATTTATTCAATATCTTAAAGATACGTTATTGGATAAAACCATTAACCATGAAGGGAAATTAGTTATATTCTCAGAATCAAAAGAGACCACCAAATATCTCTATGACGCTCTAAAAAATCATGGTTTTGATAAGATTATGACTGTACAGAGCGACAATAGAGATACACAAATGCCACTCTTGAAGGAGAACTTCGATGCAAACTACAAGGGGGATAAGAAAAACGATTATAACATCGTTATCTCTACCGAGGTACTTGCCGAAGGTGTAAACCTCCATCGTGCCAATGTTATCGTAAACTATGACACACCTTGGAACTCTACAAGGCTTATGCAGCGTATCGGTCGTGTGAATCGTATCGGTAGCACTGCTAAAGAGGTATATATTTTCAACTTCTTCCCTACATCAAAAGTTAATGATGACATTGAGTTGGAGAAGAAGGCGAAAATGAAACTCTTTGCTTTCCATGCAGCATTGGGCGAAGATAGTCAGATATATTCTACCGATGAGAATCCTGAAAGTTTTGGTCTGTTTGACAAGGATGTAGATGAGGAGCGTGATGAGAAATTGCGCTACCTGATGTGGCTCCGACAATTGAAACAAGATGATCCTGATTTGATTAAACGAATCAGCAAACTGCCATTGAGAGCTCGCACAGGTCGCAAGAGTAAGTTTATACCAGGAAGTACCATTGTGTTTATCCGTAATAAGCGCCGTGATGCATTCACATTTGTTCGAGAAGACGGCAGCATAGAGGAACTTACATTCTTGGAGGCAGTAAAAGAGTTTGAAGCCCGTATTGACGAAAAGTCCATACCGCTACACGATATGCACCACGAGCAAGTAAAAGCGGCACTTGATGCTTTTGTTACACAAGAGGAAGAGACTAAAGCAACAAAGCAGAAGGTGAATCCGGCACAGGGTCCTAATGAGAAGAAGGCAATTGCTTATCTTGATGGCTTTGTAAGTATTCCCAACATTACAGAACAGGAACTTGAATTGATTAATAAAGCAAAACGAGCTATTACAACGGGCAAATTCCAGCAGTTGCAACGAGATATAAATAAACTAAAAACAGCAACAAAGAGAACTCCAGTCAAGCCAGTAGTTTTGCTAGAACAATTGATAATGATTATATCAGCATATCCATTGGAGCATGTCCAAGGCGGAAATGTTGATAAACAAGTAGATGCGCTTAAAGTGTCGAAAGATTTTATGCCTGAAATTATTATTTCAGAGAGTTTTAACATGTAACAAAGTATTATTATGAATCAAGCATATTTGAAAAATATACTATCTGCAAAATTTGATTTTAACATTTGGAAAGATTTGCTAGAGAAGATCTTTCCTAAAGTTGAAATCTTTACAAGTGTTGCCAAGATTACAGATTCACATGTCAAAGATGGTGGCCATGTAGGAAACATCCGTTTAGATGACGGACGTTCATTGGCTATATTCCGCTTTGAGGTAGCCGACAATGTGCAAATATCCCGCAACCGTAAAAGTTTGCGCGATATTGCTGCAAAATATGTAGATCAAGACTTGATTCATGGAGCTTTGGTTTTCTATTATTCGCAAGGCCAAGATGACTATCGCTTGACATTTATTGCCAAGCAGACCTATTTCAATGAAAGTGGAGAATTAGTAAAGAAGGAAACAGCTCCTAAACGATATACATTCTTGTTAGGCAAGAATGAGCCTTGTACCACAGCAGCAAGCCGACTTAAAGAATTGGCTGATAAGAGGACCTATGGCTCCATTTATTTAACAGATGTTACCGATGCATTCTCTGTTGAACGACTTAACAAAGAGTTTTTCAATGGCTACAAAGCCCAATATAAGAAATTTATTGATACGCTTTCTGATACCAAGCCACATCGCGACTATGTCAAGAAGTTATTAGGCCGTTTGGTGTTCTTGCAATTCTTACAAAAGAAAGGCTGGATGGGTGTGCCTGCTTCAAATGTTAAATGGGAAGGTGGAGATAAAAACTACCTTAGTAAACTTGTAGATAATTATGCCAACAATAATCGTTTGTTAAGTGATGTTTTGGAACCACTGTTCTTCAAAACATTGAATGAAAAGCGAAATGGAGATATAGCCGATGGTAAACTTGGTGAAAATATCAAGATTCCATACTTAAATGGTGGTTTGTTTGATAAGGACAGAATTGACGAATTAGATATAGATTTCCCATATTCCTACTTCAAGGATTTAATGGATTTCTTCTCTCAATATAACTTCACCATTGACGAGAACGACCCTGATGATAGCGAGGTTGGTATTGATCCTGAAATGTTGGGACATATTTTTGAGAATCTTTTGGAGGACAACAAAGATAAGGGAGCTTTCTATACTCCCAAAGAGATTGTTCAGTATATGTGCCGCCAGAGTGTTATACAATACCTTAAAACACATGAACCATCAGAACAGTATGCAGAAGCTATTGAACAACTCATCAATGATGGAGTGGTGAGTCCTATACTCCAAAATAAAAATAGCGCAATACGCTTTACTCAACTGCTAAAAGAGGTTAAGGTATGTGATCCAGCCATTGGTTCGGGAGCATTCCCTATGGGTATCCTTTATGTATTGTATCACGCAATACATCACTTGCACTCACACGCAGAGCCTCACGGCAACTTTGATTCGACTCAAACCAAACGTGATATTATCCAAAACAACATCTTCGGTGTCGATATCGAGCAAGGTGCTGTCGATATAGCTCGTTTGCGTTTCTGGTTAGCATTGGTTGTCGATGCGGAAGAGCCACAGCCACTACCCAACTTAGATTACAAAATCACTTGTGGCAATTCACAGATTTGTCGTTATTCTTTAGATATGCCTATTGCTGATGTTTTTGAAGAGTACAATAGAGTTGGAAAAGAAAATGCAAGAAAAGAGAAAACCACATGGAGTAAATTCACTCTAGAAGATTATAAAAGATTAGTCGTTGACTATACCGAAGAACATACGGATAAAGTTGGATTAAGAACTAAAATCAATGATATAAAAAACTGCTTTAAAACTACACTTGCCCAAGGCGACATACGTCAACGACAGCTTGCTGAACAAAGAGTCTATGAGTATGAAGCAATACCCTTATTTGGCAAACGCAAAGCTGAGGAAGACCCAATCGGTTATGCTGCAGCAAAGAGTAAGCTAAACAAATTAAAAGAAAAAGAACACGCAATACTCAATAACAAGAAATATGAAAAATCATTTGAGTGGCGTTTTGAATATCCTCAACTATTAGATGATAAAGGTGCATTCATAGGCTTCGATATAATCATTGCTAACCCACCTTATATTAAGGAAGGTCGTATGTCAAAGACATTCTTTGAGCCATATAAGGACTCGCCTTATTATAAGGGCAAAATGGACATATGGTATCTATTTGCATGTAATGGATTGGATCTTCTCAATCCAAATGGCGTTTTATGCTTTATTGCAACAAACAACTGGACTACCAGTTTTGGAGCAAGCAAACTTAGAGATAAAGTTATTAAGGAGACCCGCATCTGCAATATTGTTGACTTTGGCGCAGTAATGATGTTTGAAAGCGCAAGCATTCAAACTATGATTATGATGTTCCAAAAAGATAAGGTAACGGATGATTATACATTCGATTACCGTAGATTAACTGCGTATAAAGCAACGGAGAAAGAGGCTATTGCTATTTTGGAGCCATCATACAAAACCTATGAACAGGCAGAATGTTATACTCCAACAATAAGACGAGCTAATTTTTATGATAAAAACATAACATTTAGCCAAAGTTCTGATATTTTAGGGGTAATACCAAGTCTCTCAAGTGTGATTTACTTGAATGATAAAGAAATCGCACAAGGAATAGTGTTCCCGCAAGATACATTGAACAAAAAGAATCAGCAAAAATTAGGTCCTCAATTCGAAATTAATCAGGGAATATTTGTCTTAACGAGTGCAGAATTAGAGACATTGGCTCTTAATCAAGATGAACTATCCTTAATAAAACCATATTATACAAATGAAAATATTAGTAGATATGGCGTCCAAAAAGGCAACAAATATTGGACGATATATACAGACTCTAGATATAAAAATCCTAATAGTTTAGATTGCTTCCCAAATATTAAGCGACATTTGGATAGATTTGTATCTGTTTTCACATCTGACAATAAACCTTATGGTTTACACAGAGCCAGAGAGGAAAGGTTTTTTGTAAACAATAAAGTTATTGCAGTGAGGAAGTGCGTAGGGCATCCTATATTTTCTTATTGTGATATTGAGTGCTATTTGTCGCAAACATTTAACATGATTCAAACAGACAGAGTAAACTTGAAATACCTAACAGGTTTATTAAACTCTAAACTGATTGAGTTTTGGCTTAAAAATAAAGGTAAGATGCAAGGAGCAAACTATCAATTAGACAAAGAACCACTGCAACAGATTCCTATTGCGGTACCAGCGGTCAATATTCAAAAGTTGATTGCTACGCTTGTTGATTATATTATATTGATCTGTTCTACAAAAGATAGCCTGTCAGAATTAGTCTCTAATGAAACAATAGCGTCGTTCTTTGAGAAAATAATTGATGGATGCGTATATGAATTATACTTTGAAGAGCATATGAAAGAGCAAGAAATCAATATAATTGATTCTGCATTGGAACTCATAAAGCCAATCACACACCTATCCTCAGATAAAGAAAAAGCAGATATGATACTTGATGTATTTATGAATATCAAGAAAACGGATAATTCTATACGAAACAGATTGGATTTATTTACATTAAGAAGCCCTGAGATACTCAAACTTATAATTGAAGGATAATATGCCAGCAATAAATAGAATACATATATGTGGTTTTAAGGCCTTTCCAAATGATTTTGAATTACAACTAGAAGGAAAGAACCTTTTGATGTATGGTGAGAATGGTAGTGGAAAATCTTCCATTTACTATGCTTTACATTGTATGTTCCAGGCACCATTAAAACCTGATGCTGGTAAAAAATACTTTGACCCCGCTAGTGAACAGCATTTAAAGAATCTAAATAATTTGGATGCAGATTCCAAGATATGGATAGATTTTGATGGAAGACATCCGTTTATATATAATATTGATAAAGAAGGTTATCAATTTACATTATTAGGTGGTAAACACCCATTGCCTGCACAGATTAACGGTTGTTTTGTTAATCATCAATTCTTATTCCATTTTTTCAATTTTAGAAATTCTCAGAGAATAAATCTATTCCCCGTATTTATAAAAGATATTTTGCCATTCTGTAAAGATGACAATACAGGACTTCATATTGGCGAAATGTATGATGAAATAACAGCATCAATTATCAAGAAGGGACGACATATACACCCTGATTATATTTCTAATATTGAATATTTTAACAAAGCAGTCAAGAAGGTCGTTGAAGACATTAACATTTATGCCTCCGATCGATATAATGAGTCTTTTAAGGATGAAGATGATAATGAGTTGGTTATAAGATTGCGATACGATTCGAATTTTGATAAACCCGAAGATGACACTAATGAGTATTGGTTAAAGTATGACAATATTATAGAGTTAGTTAAAGAGAATGGGGAAATAAAAGAACGCAAATCATCATATAAAAAATTAAATGAACCTTTTATTGGCTTAGAGATTTCCGAGAAGATGCCTGATGGCAATCTACGAAAGATTGTTAAGCCACATACATATTTTAACGAAGCAAAATTAACAGCAATAGCATTGTCTGTTCGTTTTGCACTGCTGAATATAGAGAAGCCTGCTGATGGTCGTTTTCTAGCTCTTGACGATATGCTCATCAGTCTTGACATGAGCAATCGAGCAAAAGTTGTGGACTTCTTGCTAAAAATATCTGATAAGTATAAGATATATCTGTTTACTCACGACAAAATGTTCTTTGAGTATTTTAAGCATAAAACAAAAAAGAATCAAGATGCGTGGGTCTATAAAGAAATATACATGGATTATGATAAGACTCCATATATTAGAAATAGCGAGGATTACCTTGGGCAAGCCGAACATTATATTAAACAGCATGAATACGAGATTGCTGGTAATTTCTTAAGAAAAGAAGCCGAAGCTTTTTGTAAAAATTTCCTGCCCAAGAAAAAGCAACTGACTGGTGATTTTGCACATTTAGATCTTAATGGATTGATAATGAACTGTAAAGATTATGCCGCAGAAAGCGGTGTAATCGATATATCCATTTTTAATGAGTTGGATGAACATCGTAAGTTTATACTTAATCCATCAAGTCATGATAGTTATGATGTGGCAAAGTACGGTCATGAAGTTAAACGGTGTAGTGAAACATTAAGAAAACTAAGAGAAATTATAATTAAACCCTTTCTAAAATTTGGGAGCCAAGTTGAGTTCACATTAAAGACGCCAGAGCCTCGTATCAGTGAATATAAATTTATACTTACATTATGTGATGACTTTCGAATTATTATAATGCCCGGAGAATCCCCTGTTATATCTAAGGGAATGATCAATTATCAAGTGTATGAAGATGGCAACAATAAGAAAGGTGTTCAATCTGATAATACAACGATTAAACATTTTTTTGAATATAATTATGAGAAATCTGATAAAACTAAAGATGCAAGTTATCTTAACAGCGTGATAGAGTCTGAGTCTGGAAATCCGATATCTGCATTTTTTTGATAATATAAATGGTTCTGAAATAGTTAATTAAATCTTGGAAAAATGCCAAGCACAAAGTGTTACAAATGATAATAAGAGAATAAGGTATGGAAAATAAAATATATCAACAATCTTTATTATGCAAAGAATTTGCTGATAAACGAATAGAGTCTTGTCGTATAATAAATGCGTCAATGGGGACTGAACAAACCTTTGTACGAGGTGATATAAAAGGTTACGAATCACATTTGAATGTATTAAAAGAAGTCATAAAGGACAAATACCCATTGATAGAAAGGCAGATAGCCGAGGCTATGGGTGAATATGATTCCTATCCATATCGCTATCAAAGCATATTAGAATCAATTGTTAAAACGATTATTTCTTTAGAACTTCAAACAGAAATATCGAAAAAAAAGCTTGTAGACTCTATACATAAATCTAGAAAATTCTTTATCAGCCATTCTTCTGACGATAAAATCATCGTGAATGGATTTATTAAGGAGATCCTGAAAATTGGTTGTGGATTTAAGGATGGTGATATATTCTGTACATTAGACCCTACTGTAATCCGAACAGGCGATGATTTTCGCGAAAAAATCGTTGAAAATATGAAATCGTGTGATTTTATCCTTCTATTTATTTCAGGAAATTATCTCCAGAGTGAGGTGTGTCAAAATGAAATGGGTGCTGCATGGGCTATAGAGGATAAGAGGGTGTTACCGTTTGTGCTTCCAAATACCAAATTCAAAGACATGGGATTTCTTAATGAAGTTAAGCAAGGTGCGTCAATTGCAGATAAACGCAAATTAGATGAATTTTATAATGAGGTATGCGGATATTATGGAATCTCATCAGACTGGCCAAGTTTCAACAAAGCAAAAGAGGACTTTATAGAAATAATGAATCTTTTATCTTAGTAACATATTATATAAAAATAAACGTCATATTATTATGGGAGAATGGTCTAAGAAAATAGGAGAATATGGAGAGAATCTAGTTGAGAGATTCCTTTCTGTTATTGGGTGGAATGATCCTGTTAAAGGCATCACAATTCCATGCTATATGCAAAACGGAGAACATAAAAATGATAAAGAAGAGTCCGTAAAAACGCATGGGATTGATTTTATGTACTCATATATGAACCCACTTTTTGATGGGCATTATTTCTTCAAAATATACAATGGACAAATATCCTAATAGTCCAACTAAAAAATTTAAGTGGTACATTACGGATTTGATTAACACTATACAATGCTATAATTGTTCTGAGAAAAAGGCCGAATTTGTTTCACAATATAATTGTAGTTCTCATAATGATGTAGGTGTCTTATTTTGGCTAAGTGGGTCTAAAGATAGTGCTGATGATTTGATTAGCAATATATCTTCTGCACGAATAGATGTGATATGCAACAATACGGTGTATATTGTTGATAATAGGCATGTCGCATTTATTCTAGAATTGATAAAATACATTAAAGCGCAAAATAAATATAGCTACTCATTTTATTATCCATCAACTGGACTTAATGTTAATCCAGCCTCCCGTCAAAACACAGGAGATATTATGCCGGTTGAATTTCTCAATTCCTCACTAATTCCATTTAAGTTAGAGAACAAATCTAATTCAAACGAAACGATATTATTTATTGGTACATTAGAAAAATTCGAAAAAGACACCTTTATACGATTAATGGGACTTGCAAAAGATTTATCTACCAATTTAGCAGGGCAAGTTATAATAGGTTTTCCTGATTACAATAATTTATCACATGATGAAATTGTACGAACTTCTAAATTAGGATTCCAAGATGCCAATTATACAAAAACCGTTAAAGTAGTTAATTTTCTTAATCCAATAGATACATTATAACAATGAATGCTCCACATAAAGATATAGACAAAATAATTCCTTTTGGAGAATTTCTTAGAGGTTTTATAAATCAACGATATATTACAGCTACAGACATAGCTAGAATTTTGCGTGAGAGAGGTATTTTTGTTTTTAATCAAGACAAAGATTACATGGTTCCAATTATGCAAAATCTACTATTGTCTCCCGCTGAATTTGACAAGGTGCGAGACTCTTTTTCTGAAAAGGAAGATAATGAGAAAAAGTTCTCTAGAGAAATAACATGGGCTAAGAATGCAAAGATATTTGATCCAGAACTATTATTTGTTTCCTTAGATGAAGTTATGAGGACAAAACTTCCCACATGCAAACTGCGTAAGCCTGTATCATTTGTACAATTAGATAATAATCCAAACCATATTATTGCGTCTTTTGAACTGGAAAGACACGATATGAATAAATCATGGTATGAGCAAACTAATTTATTTCATGGAAGTATTGAATTTATAAACGACAATGGGAAAGGGCATGTTAGAATAACTCATACTGCCCCAGAAACAAAAGATTTGGCAGAGGAAATATTAAATATTCAAGTTAAAAGATATAAACAAAAAGGGACTATTCCGCTTGAAGTAACTCCTAAAAAGATTCTATTCTCCGAATTTACGAATGAGACTAGGTTTATATTTTTTTATCGTCTAACAACTCACTTACAGAATGACATATTTTCGTGTGAGAACATTAAAGACATATCTATTAAACCTGAAGAAGATTATGTTTTGCCAGAAGGTATTTCTTGGATGAATAGAATGAAAAAGATTCTAATATCTGGAGATTCATTAGACAAAACATTTTTCATGAGTGAAAAATCATATCATTCTTCATTAGTATTGTGGAATATCGAAGCTGTATTTTCTTTTGATTATAAAGGAGAAAAAGGAACTATTACTATATGTTTGGGGTTCCCTGACTATAATAAAAAGATGCACAATGCAGAGTTTGAGATTACCATACGATCATTGAACATAAAAAATCGGCTAACATCTAAAGCTAAAAAGACGCTTGAGTCAAAATTACTTTCTGAGATGGATAAGCAAAAGTCCTTAGTGTATAGTAATTTTATAGAATATCTTAATAATCAAAAGAAATGATAGTTACATATTTAGATGCCAAAATTGATGTTGTTTGTATTCATCAGGTAGGAAATAAAATTGCAGATGAAGGAAGTAGATTTTCCCAAAGACCTATGGAGTTATCTACTGAACTAAACGACATCTTATTAAAATACTTTATAAACTCTTTTCAGTATG